GTTTATTAAAATGACTTGTAATAGATGTGATTGAAACTAATTTTAGTAACTCATCCTCATCAGGTATTTTATAATACCTCACACCATCTACTGTCTCCCTTTCAATCGGTTTAAGATCTAAGTCTACATGATTAAACATCAAAATTTATTTCCATTTTAGATAAAAGATATTCTTTAACAAGTCCAGATCGAACTATGTCATCGATACCAAACTCTATTATATCAAAGGATGGCATTTTACGCAAGATGTTCATGAAATCAACGATACCATTCTTATCATTTGTCTTAACCAAATCTGTTTGACTTGCATCACCACAGAAACATATCTTTGTATTCTCACCAACACGAGTAATAATACTATCAAGTTCATGGAAGTTAAGATTTTGAAACTCATCAACAATAATAATTGCATTATCCAAAGTAGTTCCACGAATGAAAGAGGTGCTCCAAAACTTAATTGTCTCTTGTGCTTTCAAGTTTCCGTAAAGCATTTCAAAATCAGCGTCAGAAGGCATCTGAAACATATACTTCACCATATTTTTATATGGTATTTGATAAATATCTGCCTTGTCTTCATGATCACCAGGCAAAAATCCAATCTCTCTAGTTGAAACTAGTGATCTAACTAAATAAATTTTTTCGTATGGAGTGCTTTCATTTAATACATCAGAGAGTGCTTTGTACAATGTAATGAATGTCTTTCCTGTGCCAGCACTACCATATGCAACGATATTTTTTTGATTATCGTATGAATTAAATAAAATCTTTTGATTATCAGATAATGGTTCTATTTCAATGAGATAACCTTGATTCAAAGGTTTTTTCCTTTTCATCTGTTTAGCAGTCAATCCAACTCCAATCGGTTGCTCAGAGTTTGACCTTTTTCTTCTTGCCATTAAGTTTCAATCCCTTTTTTTGCTAGTCTTCCTCTAATTCCAGCAGATTTTTCACTACTTTTAAGAATTTGATTCCAACTTGGATGTTTCTTATTTAATTTATCTTGCCATTCTCCAACAGATTCAATACCTAAACCAGGAAAATTATTGGGATCTGAGTAATCACGAGTCCAGTCTGGGTTATCCTCTTTCCATTTATCCCAATCCATAACACTCATTACAACTTCTTTTTGTTCACCAGTCTTATTGTTAATAACAGGGTATGTGGCCATAATTATAAAGTAATGTAAAGTTATTTAGACCCACTCAAGAGCCTCTGATACCGCAGGAAATTGTTCGGTAAATACCTCACGACACCCTTCTGCAATATCCATATGTTCTTTTTGAGTTCCATGAGCAGATCTCAAATTGATATAGTGTATCCATGATCGACAAGAACCAGTCATGTAAATCTTAGTGGGTGTACATAATGGTAAAATCATTCTAGCACATTCTTTTGCAACTCCCAACTCTAACATTTGATTGTAAAGTGAAAGAGAAGAACCGATCAGAGTACCCATCTGAATATTGAGTGATTGAATAATCTTAGGATCTAAATCATCTGTAGAATTTTGACGATTTTTCAAGTCTTGCTTACGTAAGTCAGGTAACTTTATATTTCCTAATTTATTACTATCAGCATACCTTTGTGAAAATTCTTGGAACGTAAAACTACGGTGTCTTAATATCTGTGCTGCAATCGCACGAGTAGTTTCAATCTCAAGTGTCATTGTAGATTGCTCAAACACTGACCAATGATTATGCTTAATACAATATTTTAACAAACCAGAATAATTTTCATTATCTTGATTAGAGGGATTTGATACTCTAGCAATATATGCCATTGTCTTTTCTGCATCAGGTGTGACACTTATAAGTTTAATGCTCATTACCAAATCCTGATGGTTTTTGTCCTTTAGATCTTTTCACTTCATTTTCCAAAATAACTAGTTGCTCCTTCATAAATTTTAATTCTTCAGCATCGTACAAATAATCTTGTTTCAATGCTGCTTTTAAATCCTTTAAAATTTGTTTAGTTCTCATTCTAGATTTCATTTTATTTAGTATAGCATAAAAAAAGGAGGGTTACAACCCTCCCATTTTTCATGTTAACTGCAAGGTGATGCCTTGCTTTTAACTTTAAGACCACGATACATTAAATC